CATACTCATAAATTAAAGCAGTAGGCAAGCACGGTTAGACTTGCCCACCTAGACGCCCTATCCATTGCCTTGTCGAATAGGGTTCTTTTATTCTACCTTATCTTTCTTCTTTGTAAGCTTTTTTACTATCTGTTTTACTAATGGTTTTACTGCGTTAAGAAGAAGTGGACTACTGGCAGCGACCAAGCCAATAACAGCAGTAGATACAATAGTAGAAACTTCTGGAATGTACTGATCTTTAAACGGAACACTTTCATAGAGAGTTATACATTCAATCCCATCTTCTCCTCTTTTATGACCTGTGACACGCTCCAATCGTTTTTCGTTACGAAAGTCTCCTACTCTCTGATTGTTTTTACCAGGGCAGGGTTCTAATTCTATGGGTTTATCTTCCTTAATTTCTGGTATCTCTGGAGTTGTTGTTTCTGGTAAGGGTGGGGTTTCATTATTAACAGGAAGTTCCTCTGTAATGACAAGATTCTCAGGTGTATAGTCAAGAGGAATAAAACTAGGAAATGGTACATCGCACGTTGTATATACACCATTAGGATCATCTAATAACAAATTACGATTACCAGTATTCTTTATATCACGATGTTGATAAGTACAACCAGGAACATCAATCTTAGGTGGTTTCGCTATCTCTATGTAATGTGGGCTATATATCTCTGGAACATCTGGAATATAGATCTCAGGAATATAAATCTCAGGTATTTCCAATTATATTTGTGATTCACCCATTGTTGGCGGTAAAGGTAAAGATGGCCCAGTAAGATCAGGTAAGCCTTTCTCTAGTACTTTAGGCATCATTCCTTGAACACCTCCAAGAACTTTATTCATCATCTTTGTTTGAAACTGCTCTGATGTTACATATTTATATCCAAAGTACCCTCCACCAATAACAGAAGTTACCATTACAAATGAGACAATACTCAAAACATTAGCAATTTTTTGAAACATGATTAAATTTGCAATTTTAAAAGCACTATCTTTTTCAAGTGTGCTTGTATTACTGCTTATTGTAGCCCTATCCCCTCTCTACGTCACTATGGGTTTAATGACAAGGCAAATGCAAGAAAAGGTTAATTAATCAGCAGCTTCGGCTGTATTTCCCTCTGCTACCCACTTAAGGTACTCTTGATAATCGGTGTTTCCTTCAGTAAATGGAATAAATTTAGGTGTTATTGCCTTTCCGTCTTCATCCTTTATTTGCATAATCATGTTAGTAATTACGCTGTCATCTAAACTGTTTTTAAAGTGTTTGTACATAATTAAAACTCCGCATCTACTGTGTATTCAGAAATACTTGGCGCACTAGCATTATTAACAGCAGGACCTTGGCTAAATTGTATACTACTTTCAGAAACACTTCCAACAGTAATTGAACCTCCACCATCTTGACTTCCACTTGTCATAGTACCTGTCGGTGTAGTTCTCATAGTAACAGGATGATTAAAAATTAATCTATGTTGATCATCCGAAGTTCTTATAACTGACATATACATTTGATTACAAGCAATTTTTTGGAAATACCTCTGACATAAAGCAAGCTCTTCTCCAAATGATCTATGCTCAAACTCAGTTGGCACAGTATTTGGATCGGCTAATTCAAATTGAACACCTGTTAAATAAAAATTATTAGCAGTATTAGAAGCCAAGTTAATAGTCAAACCAGCAGCCCTTTCTCCACTACTACCTTTAGCTTGCCATCCAGAAGCGTAAGTGCCACCTTTGTAATTACTCCCTGCATCTAACCAAAAATTAATACCTACAGCTTCAGTATTAGTGTTTGTAACACTTCCAGATGTTTTAGCATCAATAGGTATTACAAATTTTTGCCAAGTGCTATTTGTAGTTAATTGACAGACTACAGAAAATTCTGTTGAATCACTTGCTTGGAGTTCTACTACAAAATCTTTTGTACCGCTAGTAAAACCATCAATATCAGCTTTGGCCCAAAACGATAAAACAGCTTTTTTAGCATTGGATGTACCCCAACATAACCTATTTATTGAATGACCTTCAAGACCAGTTCTAAACATAAGTAGATCAGTAGAGGCAGGGGAAGCATCTGCTGTAGTGCAGTCGATTTGTGCTGCGTGTCTATGACCTGTAGCAATTTCAATAGCATTACTTTGTATTTGACTAACAGAAAAACCTCCAAGACTACTTATAGCTAGTTTCCATCTATCTAAAGTTTTTGTAGAACCAGTAATGCTTGTTTGATTTCCTCTTTGATTACATTGCATTGAACCATTTATTACCATGTTTCTACCACCAAGCTGCCCTCCACTGACAGATGTAAGATTTGCACTTGCCGTTCCATCAGTATTGTTGACAGTAATAGCAGCAGTACTAGCTCCTACCTTGATCTCTGACATAATTAACTTGGTTCTGTTGGAAAGGTGACAGATGACATATCTAAATTACCATCTGTATCTAGTTTAGGCGATGCACTAGCTGGTAAATCTCTAAGAGCTTGTCTATAAGTTTTCCAATCTGCATCATTTGACAAAGTTATATCTCTTGATTGTGTCCAATCACAAGCTGTTAAAAGCCTATCCCTTTCAACTCTCAAAAGTCTCATAGGTTCTGCATTATTTAATCTTGTAAGTTCGTTATTAAGTTCCGTTTCAGTTGGTTTTGTAGAGCTATCTTGCCAATCTAAACCAGAATAATCTGTCCCTGTCCAAGCCCATTCTGTATTCGGTTTTAAACTTACAAGAGCATCAAAAATTTTATAAATCATGGTTCTAGCTCAATTAATGTAAGAGTGTAAGATTGACCATCTGTTGTGACATAGTTTGTATTTCCAGATGATCTAAAAATTGAAATTGTATATAACTGTGCTGAACTGGTTTGCGGTGTATCTACAACATTAAAAGCCCATGGTGTGTACATATTACTAGAAGCAGCAGAACCCCCAAACTGATTAAAGATATTAGTGCCACTGTTAATATCCCCTCTATGTATACGCAAACCTGAAAATGCGTTGCTTGATCCATATACATAAACACTAGCACTTACCAATATCAAAACTTTATTACTTGAACTTGCAGGAGTTATAGACAAACTAGTTAATTCTATTTTTGCATTCCCTTGACCACTTGTAGTTTTTGTAGCTGATTGAGCTTCAGTTGTGACATATTTAACAATTTTACCGCCCCCTGCTGCTGTATCAAAACTTAAATTGCCAGAACCATCAGTTTTCATAAACTGACCAGCCGAACCATCTGCTACAGGAAGTTGTAATTCAACAGCAGCGTTACTTGTAGTTGTTGATGGTGCTTTTAGGCTTACAGACCCACCACCTGATGCTGCGTTTAGTTTAATCTTTGCTGTCATGGTTTAGGATATTTGTCTTTGATAGCTTTGATCTTAGTTTTCCAACCAGCTACACCACTATGATAAATGGTATCAAGCTGATCTTCAATACTTGGATACTCTGCTTTACGTTGACCTTGATAAGCTATCGCAGCAGCTTCGGCATCTAGTGTAACTCTCGCAGCATCAATGGCAGATTGAACAAGTGTTATCTGACTGCCATCAGCTTTAAATGCACCTTTATCATCGTGAATCAATGTGGCATCTGGATAGGCTTTGCGTATAGCTTCGTGATCTAAACTCATTATGGTTCAAACTCCAGAATTGTAATTGAAGAAGCACATCTTCCTTCATAATTTTGGTTTACGTCACTGTTAGTTCTATTCAAATAAACAGTGTGTGTTGTGTCGTTTGCATGACTTACTCTTATATCATAAGCAGTTGAACTTGTAGCAGGACTACTAATTAAAGTAACAAGGTTATGATTGTTTAATCCTCCATCGTTACCTGTCCTTTGTGAAGTTGATATTCTATTTCTATTTCCATCTGCATCACCTCTATAAGAAGAAGGACTACCTCCTATATGTAAAGTACCATAAGTGGCAGCAGTAGAATTTATTGCAATATTGTATTGTGCAATGAGTAATAATTTATTACTAGAACTTGCTGCTGCATACGAAATAGAAATTACTGCTCCTGAGTATTGACCTTGACCCGCACTTGTAGAAACAACAGCCGTTTCAATAACTGTAGAATAATCTACAAGTTTTCCACCACTTATACCAGTAACTCCACTATTTGTAATCGCCATTCTTTCAACACCATTGGTTGAAAACTTGATGGTATCTGCTCCGTATGATATTCCAGTATTACTGTCCTGCCCACGTTGACTCGGTGCGGATACACTTCCGTCAACTGTTGCTATTCCTGTTGTTCCGTCAAGTATAAAAGCCATAGTTAAACGATAGAAACTACTGAGCCAGCAGGTATTGTAAGAGTTGCATTTATGGTCAATGGGCCAAAAACTCCTGCATTTATATTAGACGCTCCATCACCGATTGTATAGTCCTGATCCATCTGATTCTCATTCTCGTGGAATATGGCCTCAGTGCCCCCACCAGTAGCTCCACCGCCTCCACCAATAGCACCCCAAGAACTTGTATATCCTTCAAATTGATTAGTGTCAGTATTGTATCTAAACTGTCCTGCTGCTGCTGGTGGTTGATTAGCTGCTCCAGGTTGCTGTGCATTATTTCCTTTTGGAACAAGTAAAAATCCAGTGGATGACATCGTAACATCACCTGTCATCGTAGGACTTGCTGCTACAACATGACCTAAATTATCAAGCGTTATATTTCCTAACGTGTTATAAGTTGCACTATCTCCCGAAACTGCTGTTGCTATTTTTAATAAATTTGTAGAGGTGTTTATGTGAGCCTGATACTGAGCTATATTTGCTGCTCCTGATGGATCACTACTTCCAGAACTAAATGTTCTTAAGGCTGTAAATATTTCATTGATCTTTGCACGAACCGCAGCACCCGTTCCGTTGGCGGTATTGTAATTATTACCTGTTTCGCTGGTAGTAGATCCTGGTCTAGCCATTTAAAAAAGTAACATTGAACCTATTCTAACTTGCTTTACCAAATCCGACAGCTTGATAGGTGAAATTTCTATCAACTGAAGCATTTGAAGAGTTTTTAAAGTGAACAGTAAATCCCGTTCCAGAAACATTTGATATTTCAAAGAAATCTCCAGATTGCATATTCTGTGCAGTAATACCAACTGAAGGTAATATACTATTTGCTCCACCTTCAGTATTAGCAGTGCCGACAAAGAAAGGATGTTGGAATGTAACTGCCTTTGCAACAGGATTATTATTTGAATCAACGCTTCTTAAAGTTGAAGGACTTTGCTCAGTTCTTTGTTCCATAGAAGCTGTATAGCCTAACTGAAATACCCTAATATCTTGGTTAGGATCTTTACTTGTTAAATTAACTTTGAATTTAAAACCTCTGCCTTTATATCTTCCGTTTGCAAAAGTTTGAAATGGCTTATAGGTAGGAGATCCAGTATTAGGATTATCTTGAGTAACTGCAACTAACATTTCAGCATTAACTTCAGTTGCAACATCCCCATCAAAAGTACCAGTAGTAGGGAAACCAAGATCTCTTGAGTCGAATAAATCTGACGGAAAGAAGGCTTCGGTCAAGAAATGACGTTTTAAATCTAAGGTGAATACATCTCCTAAATCTAGGAAAGTTCCTCCTGCCGTTCCACCAAACTCATAAGTACCAAAAGGCTTAATACCGCCAAGATCATCTATAGAACCTATATCATCAAATGTTCCTGTAATACTTCCACCAATATCATCAAATAGACCGCCACCAATTAAATTAAGAGAATTTGTTGTCGCATCAAAAGCAACATTAGTTTTTGTTCCTTGAAATTTAGGAACATCTAGATCTTCTCTTCTTGTCTGAATTAACTTATCATCAACTGTATCTGGTAAATCTATAACCACACTTGCTTCACCATTACTAAATCTACCGCCATCATCTTGAAATTTAAGAATATATTCCCCTTCAAGCAACGGAACATCAGCAATCGTTGTATTACCAGCTAATGCTTCCACCAAATCTGTAGCATTTGAAAATGTTCCCGTTCCATCAGTTTTTGTAGAATGTCTTACATAAACACGACCACCATGAGTTACATCTAAATCAGTTGATAAATTCCAGCGTAATCTTACAGTTGTTTTATTTATTGGTTCTCCTGTAAGTCCTGTTACATCAGCAGGAACAGCAGTTTTACCAATAGTGTTAAAAGTGTCAGTTGCAGCCGTAGCACTAGGTTCTAAAGCAGCGTTTAAACTACGAACAGATACTTCATAAGATCCTACTTTTGTGTTGAATATTTCAAAATCAGGACTACTTGTTGTAGCTGAAACAATATTATTATCATCAAATCTATAGTTCACCATATAATTTGAAACACCAGCTACAGGCTGCCATCTGACAATTAATTTAGATATAGGTTGATTATTAATTAAAACGATTACTTCATCTCCTGATAATCCAGTAGGAGGAGGTTTGAGAAGATTTAATATTGATATTTGTTGTGGTGTTATCGCCTGTCCATCTTCAATAAATGCGTATTTCTCGTTTACATAAGCTAAAGCAGAAACCCCATACCTAATACCATCATTTTCTTCAACAGACATTACTCTGAATGATTGAGCAGAAACAGTATCATTTTCAAGTAACCAAACACTATTGGCGTTTGGAGTAGTGCTAAATGGACTAGAAGAATCAATACTAATTACTTTTCCCGATATTCCCGTTACATTTTTAGTTTCAACTGTTCCATTCGGCATTATTACGCTTAATTTAGGATTATTCTCAGTTGATAAATCAGTTGCATCTGAATCATCTACAGTTATTTGAGTTGTTGTAGCACTACTAATTCTTCCTCCTCTTCTTACGCCTGATCTTGCTGGATCAGCAATGCTAACAATCGTTCCAGGTCTAACAACTATCCCAGATTCCATTGATACAGAAAAGTTTACAGCTTCAGTTTCTCTTTGTTCAGCGAATAATATTGCCTTTGCAAATCTTCTGGCTTGACCTCTACTTGTGCAACCTAATGCTTTTACTCTTTTAACGTGCAGCCCATATTTACTTCTATAAGCTGCCTCCGCTTCAACTTCTTCATAATCTAAATCTCTAGTTTCCATATTAAAATATGAAACCGCTACAACTGTACTTCTAGTTTTTAAACTGCTTCCTGTATAACTAAATCCCTCTGGGCCAACATTAGCTAAAGTAAATAAATAGCTTGGATCTTTCGGACTATCTTGGGTAAGAAGTAATGCACCTTCAGACCAAATAGGCATACATCTCATTATTCCTGATAGAGTTCTTATAACATCAAATGCTTCTATACTTGTTTGAATATTTATATTGCAAGCAAATCTAGCTTCCTGTCCACCAAAGCCATCATCAACAAGCTCATTTGAAAACTTACTTGCAGTTACAAAGGAAAATAAATCTAAATTACTATCAACAATATGATTGCCTAGCCCATATCTAGTATTGGTTAATAAGTCGAGTAAAATTAAACTTGGGCACGTTGTCCATTGAGCAGCACCCATTACACCATTAAAAATATAACCAGTAGGATATTGTATTCTTCCTGTTTGTAAATCTACTGTTGGAGTCCCAGAATTATTAGCTCCTGCACCTGGAATCCTTACTTTTACTCCTCTAACTTTAAATTTTCTACCAGGAATTCTGCTAAAAAATTCTGAATCTAAACGAAGTCTTGTAAAAGCACTGTCAGGGTATGTGCTTGTATCATCTTCTAATTCTGAATAAGATTGCCAAACTAAGTCTCTAAAGTTTCTATCTGTGCTATTAGCTGTTGTCTTTACTAAGCGAACATCTACAGGATGAGCACCAGTAAGTGCAACTCTATATTCTCTATTATAAGCATCTGCTGTTCTACCCCTAATAGTGTCAGAATGAACTGTGGTAAAACCACCGCCATTATATTGAAGTTGAATATCAAAACTAACTTGATTTCCTACTATATCTCCATCGTCTTCAATAACTTGTAATACAGGAACAGTAACAGTTACTTTTACAGCATCTAAATCACTATTGTTAGTAAGTTGTCTTGTTATTGGTGTACCATTCTCAACATTTACTCCTACAGTAAAGAGAGAGGCACTTCCCGAAACCTTCGACATCTTAGTCTGAGGATTAGTACCAAAACGAATATCAAGATCTACGTTTTGATGGTTAAAATCAACATCTTGTGGGTTAGTTGAATCAGCCGTAGAAGATAAAATAGGAGTATCGTCTAGGAAAATATCTTTTTTTGCAGCATTAAGATAGGCAGTAGTGCCTTTAGTTCGGCCTTCTTTTGATGGACTAGAAAAACCTTCTATTTCACCTTCAGAAATCAGATCAAGTAAAGTCGCAAACTGTTTACTATGTAAATTATCTTCAGCAATGGTCGGTGGATCACCACCACCGCCTTTACCGCCACCAGATCCAGCAATAAACTTATTATCTTCAATCATACCTGTACCGCTTCTGTATCTATATCACCACTTATAACAACTGAACCTGTAAATATTTCTCCATAAACGATAGGAACTGGAGTGCCAGCTCTTGCTGTGTTTTGCGTACCAGAAAAGTTAAATGATATTTGTGGGTTATCTTCAAACCCAATATCTTGGGTTGGATACAGCATATTACCGACACCTTGTAGTACTAAACCAGCACCAATCGCACTTAAACCTGTACCAATAAGAGTTCCTACTGTTCCCCCTATGGTAAGACCAGCAGCAGCTTGAGTCGCTGAAAGAGTAGAACCAGCAGCTAAAGCTCCGCTAAAACTTTGAGTACCGAATAATCCTGCACCTGGGAAAAAGAATGACGCACCAATTAATAATCCTCCTATCAAAATACTGTTAAAAGTATCACCACCAGCACCACTGATAACAGGAATAATATGAATATCTTGCTGTCCTATCGGAAAATTTAATTCATCTTTATTAATTTGATAATCACCAATTTTTACTTGATAATATTTAGGGTTCATATAAGATTCAACTTCTGGAAAGTTATTTCTTAGAAAGCTCATAGCTTGAGGTAAATTATGCACTTTGATTTCAAATTCTTTATGACCAATAAACTTAGCCAACTCTCCATATAGTTTTAATTTACGCAACATAACGCAACCTCTTTCCTGTACATTTTAGTAACCAAGGTGAGTATGGTTCTTTACAACTAAGTCTACTAGAAAAATGATGCAAGACATCTCCATCTATAAAAATACCTACATGATTTAATCCAGCATCTAATATGGACATAAATAATAAATCACCATTCTCAAGTTTCTCATTTGGTTCTAGTTCTCTAAAACCTGTAGCTTCTGCACATCTTTCAAACATAGGATCTTTAATAAATTCCTCTGGTGTTGTAGGTCGTTTCCAATCTCTAAGCTCGATATTTTTTTCTTCCTTGTACCAATCTCTAACTAATGACCAACAATCTGTAACACCCCAAACCCATTCTCTTCCTATTAAAGGAGCTTTGTATCCTTTAGGTTTACAATAACTCCATTGTTCTGTTTTTGGATTAACAATATGCCAAGGCAGATTTGATTTTTCACAACTAACTAAGTCTGCCTGACTAGGGGTTGGCGGTGTTATTGGGTGACTATGAATAATAGCTGTTATTTCTCCCGTGTTATCTGCCCTAACATAATCTTCTGGATCAAGAATAAAGCATTGATGATTAGTCATAGATAAATTACGACAAGGATAGTAAGTTTCCTTTCCTTTTACATTTAACAATAAGCCACAGCACTCTCTCGGATCTTCGGCCTTTGCATGGCTAAGAGCAGCTTCTTTCCAATCATTCATGGCATAAACGTACCGATAGAAGGAAATAATTCTTTTGTGCAAACTCTTAATGGGATTCTTATGTTTGCTAAATCAAATGAAGCAGCTAATTCAAATTGAACTACTGCTCTATTTTCTGCTGATTTTCTATCTATTTTATAAATTTCTTGAGGATATTCTGCTGTAGGATCTGGTGTTCCATAAGGATTTGATTGGCTTGTGGTAGTCGAAGATGTTGTTTGTTGAATCGTATTTGGGTTATTCATTGTTATTGTATTACCCATGTTATTTCCATGACTTGTGCAATAATATCTCAAATCGCTTGGTGCACCTGGATATGGAGGCTGAAAAGTTGTAATGTAATTCGTTGAACCAGCATTAGTTCCTGTGTTTGTAACCCCAGTTGTATAAGCACCACCACTGTCTGATTTAAAAGCAAGTTGATGATTTATATTACTTGAATCTTCCTGATTAAAAATATAAGTTGATCCACGTTTCATCGTTATAACTGGTTTTTGAACCCCATTCAAAGCAAAAACATTATTACCATTATTATCTGTAACTACTGTGACAGTATATGTGACAGTTTCAGCATCAGAAGGATCAGCTACAGTAGTAGTAGTTGTAGTTGTTGTCGCTACAGGATCAAAGTTCGCAGCATCCAAAAACCTAGCTAAAGTTGTTCTTCTTTTCACTATCGCACCAGTAAGATCATTTCCAGGAGTAACTTGGTTTACGTTTAACAAGATCGCAGTAATTACATTAGTGACATTACTGATCGTCAATGTAGGTCGAGGTAATTGACCATTTGCATATTTAAAACCATCAGCCTCTAGAGGTATTGCAATATAAGTATTCCCATCCCAAATGATATTTCCATTATTTATTTCATTTGTACCAGCATGAAATCTATATGTAGTAGCAGATCCATGTAAAGCTGCATCTGTTGTCAGTTCAAATAACTCAATCAGTGACCCAGGATTTATTGCTTGGGTTTCAGATATAG